ATCACAGTGATAGTGATATAGAGGCATTTCTATTCCTCAACTAACGCATTGCCCGCTTCGGCGAGGTTCTGAATCTGGTTTTTCCTGAAGGGTGAAACGGGAACTACCACAATTGCTACAAATTCACCATTCTCATCTACAAGGTTGAATGAGGGCGATTTTCTCAGGTCTTCGGCTGTCATCTTTTTGAAGTGAACTTTGGTTGTGAATTGCTTTAATGGAATATCTTTCATTATTCCACCCTCCTTAATAAATCCCACCTGTCAAGGTATTCTGCATACTTCCCCCTGCCTAAAACATTACTGATAGCAATACATTTGGCGGTCATTCCTTTGGTAGGTATAATATAAAACTGGTCATCCTCTATGCACCACAAGATAAGAAAGTCACAATCTTCTAAGTTTTGTTTGTGCTTGCTATGTCCTCCCATTAAGGAAAATTGGTAATAACTGTGTTTTCCTCGTGATATAAGTTGACTAGCCTTTATTTCTACCCTTTTACCATTGTCCAAAAGAACATCATAACCATCCTCTAAGTAAGATTTAGCAGGATTATGTCCCCTTAGAAGCAACTCTGACATAACTCTTAATTCCCCCGCTAAACCTAACATATTACTGCTATGATTCACCTTCCACCTCTATTCCACGTCTATGAATTTCTCTAGTGCAATTAAAATGGAGGGTTCAATTTGCAGGGGTTTGCCATCAATCTCTTGGGGTAGCTTGATTTTTTCGGCATCTATTTCAGTCTCGGCTGACATGAGTTCTTCAAATTCTTTGGCGAAATTCTGCCAATCAAGGGAAGTAGGTCTCCCTAATGGGTCATTGGGGAAAATAACTGCAACCTCACCACTTTCTTGCGTTTGCCCATATTTATTCACTAACCCCAATCGGACATCCTCAATAACTCTTGTTGGCTCACTGAGTTTGCTGGCAAGTTTTGCTACCTGAAGGCTAATCATAACAGGCAACTTCATTCCCGACAGCATATTGAGAGATTCCCTACTATTAAAGATTTCTCCGTTTGTTACTTTCATCAAACCCCCTTTTATTTATTGAGGCTTGATTTTAGGCTCAAGCCTCAAAGCCTTTAGCGTTTTATTAAATCGCTATCAATGGGATACCATAAGCGGTGCCAGCAACATCAACGGCAAGATATGCTTCACTAGACCCTGCTCCACTGACATTACATCCACTTGCGGTAAACGGAAGTTGTGCCCCATACATCTTTAGGAAGTTGGTAGAGGTAACACCGGTGCTTCGTGTACATATTAGCGACCTAATAGTTCCACCTTGATGATGCAAGGTTAGGAAGTCACTCTGAGTAGCCCCGCCACACATTTGTAGCCAAATGCCATGCTTTTGAGCCACTGTACCAGATGAGGTATCTATATACATATAGATACCCGCTACATGGTTAACCGTAGCCCCAGCATTTCCGCCAGTATAAAGTGAGACAGCAAACATATGATTAACATTCGCCGTAGCATTGACATCTATACCAACAGCATTAACTTCTGCACTACCCGTCTTAGCCCCCGTGCTAGTATGATTCACATAAAGACTTCTGGTATATGAGGTTGTACTAGCGGTGGTAGTGTCGGTTACATTTATTCTCACCGCATCCAACGCACTAGAGCCACTGAGCGTCTCTGTGATAGGCCCGATAGATGTTGGAGCAAGGTCAAGAAGAATTCTATCCCTTGCCAGTAGCTTGCCAACTACCTGCGTGAAGGTAGTGCCTTGAGTAGATGATGGTTTACCATCTTCACCCAGATACAGAGGTGCGCCAAAGAAGTCGGTAGAAGTAGCAAAGTAATTTTGGGTTACCGCTCCACCAGTACCAACTGAGGCGAAGGCTTTACACTCTGCTTTCAAACAAGCCCAGATTTCATCTCCTGCTTCTCCATATTCACAAGCTATACAATCAGCAGCTTGAGAATCGGACTGGTCAGCCCACTGAACGGTATATGAAGCATCGGTGTTATACCAACTCAGCAAGTCACCAGGAGACACAGCTTCCAACAAGGTGACACGGAACCTACCCCATGTATGAAGCATGGTTTTTGTGTAATCCGTATAAGTAAAAGCCATATTAAATTTTTCCTCCTATATTGATTTTGTCGGCTCAATAAATAAGCCTTCTTGCGGTGATTTTATCGGCTCACCGCCAAGCCTCCTCCATTGATTGAAGGCTCAAGGCGAAAGCCTTTAACTTTAGCTTACAGTCCAAGCTGCATTGCTAATGCCTGAGTATTTGGCACAAGAGATAACGCTTTGCAGCATAAGACCTGGATACCACTTTATCCTGACCCTCTGAGCGTCTTTGGTCTCCAGAGTACCAATCTTCTCAACGGTAATTGGTAGAGACTGAATACCACAGCAGGCCTCTGGGGCGAAGCGAAGGACAAAGACAGTTGTGCCGTTGTCGTCATCCCCCAAAGCCCGACCATCAGCGTAGTTATGACCATAAGCAGCATTGCCAACGCCGTTGGTTGCATCCTCGTAGTGGCTGTTGTCATCACAGGACTCATTATCACTGAGGTAGTCTGACACAGTTACGGGGATATCAAACACAGTTTGAACGGTTTTACCCAATATGGCTTCCTTGGTTATTCCACCAACGCCATTCAGGTATTCGTTCATCCTTCTTCGACACTGCTTGGTCATCACGATGAGGTCAGGCTTGCCGTTCTTGACGGAATCTATGACCGCTTCCAGCTCCAGCATACTGGCTGCTGCTGGTGTGCCAGAGGTGGAATCGTTTACCGCCCACGAGTTACAGTAGGGACTGGTAGTATCGTGAATCAGGTAATGCAATCCGTCAAATGCTTTGGCATCAAGCCCACCACCAGTTCGGTAGCCATACCAGAATGCCTTCATGAACTCGTGCTTGATGGCCTTGGTCTTGGCCTGAATCTGCTCGGTCATCAGGTCTTGCAGGTCGGAACGGGTAGTGTGCAGGAACCAGTCAACATCGGCATCGCCACCAAGAATGGTGGTTGTTGCTGTGTGCTGAGTAACCGTAGAGGTTGACTCTACCCAGGTGTCATTGGGGTTGTAGAAGCTGGCACCGGACATCGTGGTCTCCACATTGTAAGTCAATCCATTACCCCTGATCTCTTTGAAGGGCAAGCGTTGTAGAATTGGGTCATCATAGACCAGTAACTCTACAATACCCACCTGCAAGATATCGTTGGAGCGTTTGGATGCCTCAACAAGTGTTAAAGCCACAGCCTTTCCTCCTTATCTTATTTTTAGAACAAACCCTTGCGGAGTTTGTCTGTCGGGGATAAGTCCCTCCAATTCTCAGCCGCACCTTGCCCAGCTAAAGAGTCGAATTTCTGTGTCTCTTTCTCGGGTTCTTTTACCCCTTGCTCCAGCTTAAACCTGAGAGCTTTCACTTCCATCTCCTCCTCAGTTTGGCAAGATTCCAGTTCTGCCAGGTCAATACCAGTCTCCCTGACTAGCTCACTAGCCCTTTGAGTCATGCGGACTTGCCAGGCCAGCTTTTCGGCGTCATAGAGCTTTGCTTCCGCCTCAGCCTTCTCCAGGGCAATTCTCGCTTTTTCCTTAGCCAATGCCCGCCTATCCTGCAAACTGGCAAGATAAGCACGCTTATCTTCAGGGTCTTCAAATTGCCTGTTGGCCAAGTCGTCAAATTGCGACTGAATCTCTTGCAGTTCGGTTTGAACAGCTGTAAGAGCGGCTTTATGCGATTCAGCTTCAGCCCTATGTTTTGAAGCCTCCGCTCTTTGCAGGTCAAGTTGTCTGGTGATTGACTCAAGCCCTTTGGAAACTGCTCTTTGGAAGTCCTCCTCCGTGTAGGTCTTTACAGTTGGCTCTTTCTCTGGTTGAGTTGGCTCTGCCCCCTCCTCTTTGGGAGTTTGCACAGCCCCCTCTTCCTTTGATTCAGTCCCCTGTAAATTCTTGTCCATTTAGTAAACCCTCCTTTTCTTTTTCCATAGTGTCAGATGTAAGTGGAACATTGGTATTTGTAGTATTAGGTACGTTCCCTTTACAGTTGGAACCCATCGTAGGCGGAATATGAGTTTTCTTCTCCAAAACATGTCATATCCTGTGCCTTCATCAAAAGGCCATGAAACAAACCAGAGCTTCCCCCAAAATAAATAGTCCATATTCCGCCTCTTTTGTTTTTGGATATTAAAAATCCCGCACTATGGCGGGGGTTGACAAATTATTAAATTTGTGTTTATTATCAAGGTATGGAAGTTGATGAGAGAGAAAAAGCATGTCAATTGCTAGAGGAATATAGCAATAGAGTAGAACGATACCGAACATCCGCTAAATGGCTGATATTTATCTGTATAGCTCTAGCCATTGTTTGCGGTGTCTTTTTTATCAAGTGGCAACAAGTCATACTTGAGCGAGATACCGCCATGTCTATTGCAGATTATTATCAACAGGATGCTCAACATTGGTGGCAAAGCTATCAGCAACACACCACATCTCAACCACCAGCATATAATCTTGCCCCAGCGATTCAAGATGATTCTCAAAGACAACTAGAATTAAAGCGCCAGCAAAGAGAACAAAGACAGGAATATTTATATGCCCAAGCTGACATGTATGATAACATGGCTAAAGATATTGAAGTCCGTATGGAATATGCCTCACAAGAAGAAAGGGACAAACTTGCTATATTAGCAAGTCAATATCGCAAACAAGCGAAGGATTATCGATGGGAAGCCTTCCACCAACCCATGCTTCAGAGATGACGAGGAGTATGATTAAAGTATGAAGGGAGCCTTTGCATTAACAATATTTATTGGCTTTATTGTTTTTGCTAGTCTGTGGCAATCAGGACAAAGTCATCTAACTGCCGCTATCCTTACTTTTGCTATCTTGGGCAGTTACTTTGTAGGACATTATTCTAGGCAAAGATAATTCCTCAACTTTGAGGTTACTGCCCTAGAATGATTTGTTCCAATGATTGTTCTGTTATAACGCTAGGGGTAAGTTCCGTCTGCGGGGTAAAAGCAGGAATGCCTAGTTCCTCAGTAATCTGACCCAACATTTGTGTGGCAGTTTCACTTCGAGGTGCTTCAGGCCCATACCAAAGTATCAAGTAGGCATCAAGAGTAGCGTCTCGTGTTCGCATATCTAATCTGGCTTGCCTGCCCTCTGGCGTTTCATAATCATAATCCCAATATCCACTTTTTTGGATATAGTCTCTAGCCTCAGTCATAGGCTTTATAACCCCTTGGATTTCAAGGGGCAGTTCCTTAATCCAATTATCCTTATATTTCACAATATAGTCTTTGTAATATGGATGGATGGAATTAAGCCATGCATCTAAGGCGGTATTTATTACACCCCAATCAGCCCCAGCTCCCAATGCTTTTACTAAAGCATCCTGATATTCCCAGTAGAGGTGCATATATCTATCCTCAATAGGTGCCTCCAATCTCATATAGCGGTCATAGTCAGCAGCTTCCTCTGGTTCGCCAATCTCATACAGGCGCCAAAGTAAATCCTTTTGAATAGAACGCTCACCCCTAACATCTCCCACCCGTCTCCTATACTCATCAGGGGCTATTTGGCCAACTTTAAGCTTTGTAGTTAAATCATCTAATTGCTCAATAAATTCCTTTTCTATCTCCTGCTTTACCAAGTAAACTGTTCTTTCCCCATCAGTACCTCGCTTTAATGCCCAATCCTCTTGGATTTGTTTTTCAAGTTCCTCAAATTCAGGATTATTACGCCTTATTTCATCCTTTAACATATTTGGCAACTCATCCCAAAGGTAAGGATCACCTTCTTGGTCAAGATATTCACAAGCTAGGTCTTCTCTCATACGTGCTAATCTTTCATATGGTTGCACGGGATAAGTCCTAACTCCAAATAACTCAGCGCCAACAGCTGTCCACACATCACTTTCAGGTGTTTTTTCCAGAATTGATTGAGCAGCAATAGGAATGACTTTATCAACTAGCATCAGTACCCAGTCTTTGCCAGTTTCTAGACGATTACCGAAAAAATCACGCTGGGTTGCCGTTTCTTTAGCTAAACTAACGAGAGGTGAGGACTTAGAGAATACAGCACGTAAAATGGGATTAGCCATATCCAATTTTATGAGGGCTTCTGGATTAGTGGCTGCGACAGCTGCAATATTAGCAGCCAACCGCAATAGTGAATAACCCCAGCCAGGTGCACCAACGTTGACACCTTTAATTTCTATGGATAGAAATTGAGCACCATCCCCGCCTACGCTAATTGGTGCTGGATTAAGTTTCGGCTCTTTGCCTAGAGCAGTACAAAGGGCTATATAGCTACCAATCATCGTAACAAACATACCAGCCATAGATGCTTGTACTTCCCTAGCCTTCATCGTACCTCGCAATAAATCTCTTATATTCATTAGCCAAGCACGAGTAAAACTAGGCGCAAATAACAAAGCACTTTCACGAGCAGTTTCCTGTGCACTAACTCCCAAATACCTTAATGATACTGCTCCACTTAACTGATTCATTAAAACTTGCAATTCGGTTAAATCACCACCATGTTTTACCCAAGTTTTCTTCATGGTTTCATAACCCAGAATTCGGCTTGCTTCAGCTGCTCCACTAAAGCCCGCCCCTGCCCTACCATAGGTTTCACGAATAATTCTAGTTAGGACACCTCCAACTTTAGGCACTTTGCTTGCCCATCTTTCTAAGACACCAAAACCAGAAACAAATTCACTAGGCGTTCTAATAATCAGGGGAGCCTCAGTGTAAGTAGCTGCATGTCTTATCTGAAAATCCGCAAACCATTTGGGGTTTACCATAGTCTTAAACATTTCAAAGGTAGACTTGAACCAAACTGCCGATGGTTTGCCCCGTATCCACATGGAAGCATCATGTCCTAAGACCATAGGACCCTGTATAAAGGGCCAAGAACCATCCATTGCAGCTACAACCGAAACTCCAGCTCTGGAGAAATCTGAAGCCGTAGAGACCATTTTGTCTACTCTCTCAGCACCGAAAATCTCGTTTAGCTTTGTGACAACCTCCCTACCCGACATCAAAACTTCACTTGGATTATGCGGATTTACAACATCACCGAAAACTCTGTTCTGCATAGCAGGAAAGCCCCAGATACGGCCTTCACTAAAGGCTTGTTCCCTTGCCCTAGCAGTAGCTCGATGGTAAATGGGAGCAAATTCACGCAACTCAACCTTAGCACCTTGAGTAGTAGCACGGTTACTTTTAATGAGCTTATTGAGAGTAGTTACTCTTGGTTTAATTTCACCCTTGATGATTGCATCCAATTCCTTGGCAAGTTTTGGATTTCGCTTACTAATCGCTTTCATTGTGGCTGGCGGTAAGGTTTCACCCCGCTTAACTCTCTGCAACGCTTTACCAACATAGATTGCACCCTTATAATTATTAGAGAGTGCTTGCCATTGCTCTTTTACATTCATATCCATCATTTGCTTGGGAGTAGCGCTTAAAAGGTCTATATATTCACCTTTAATCTTGAGACCGCCAGCTCGGTCTATGGCTGACTGAATACGGAATTGCATTGATTCTTCTGGAAGGGCATAAACTTTACCAGCAGCAATACCCTCTGCTTGAGTAGTATAAAATCGCTCTCGCTCTGCTGATAGCTTCGTTCCCAATCGGCCTCTTCTTAGTACCCTTTGCACAATAACATTGCCTTGTTGGTCTATCTCGGCAATAACATTGCGCCCAATGTGATACTCGCCAGCAGGATAAAATCGTTCCTTAATAGGAATACCATGTGCTTTTTCAAATCTGAATAATTCTTGCTCAATTTTGCGGTATGCCCTAGCAAATGCAAGAGCCCGTTTTCCCTCTTTGCCAATCCATTCATAGGCAGTCGGCTTACTCATAACATCGCTGATTGCCATACTAGCACCCTTAGCTTTGGGCTTTATATAAGGTGCTCTAACTGTCATATCATACAAATCAGGGCTAATCCGTTTTAATTTAAAGAGGTCTACACTCCGCCCCTGCCTAACCAAGCCAGCCATCACGGGTTGAGGAGTGTTAGAAGCTATTTCTCTGATTAAGAGATTATATTGCCTAATATCCTTAAAAATAGCATCAACATCTGTCTTGGTTTTAAATCTCTCAGGGTGATGTACTCTTAGTGCGCCTAAGTACTCCTTTGGTTCAGGCAATTTCGGCATCTTGGGCTTGAAAACCCTAGCTCGTATTCCTGAAATTACCCTGCCTGGTAATTCCTCAACCCAAACTGCTGGTTTCAGTGTTTTTGCCAAAACTTTACCAGCAGTTCCACCACCTCTAAGCCATGCCGAAGTTGCCCCAGCTGATGGAATGGCAAGCCAAGCTGGTAATTCAAACAGTATTTGCTGCCACCAAGCTAATTTTTCATATTCCTTTCTTAAAATGCCCCCTAGCGACAAGGCTTCCCTTGCTTCTCTCGCTGATTGCTCATGGATTGTACTCTCAATTTCTTTAGAGATAGGCTCAAGTTCTTCTTTGGGGGTAGCTGGCATTCCAGCCCAACGCCATTGGTCAGTAGATAATTTACCACCAGATTGGCGATAACTGCGAAAGGCACTAATTTCAGTTTTCCTTGCTGCTTCAGTCTTAGGGGGTGTATAAGGAACTCGCCCAAGAGCAGCGAAACGTTCTGCTTTCCTATGTTCTGTTTCCGCTTTTATCTCAGGTGTCTCAATAAATGGTGCAGCAAATGCTTGCCCAACCCAAGCAAATGGCTCTAGCGCATACTCTAACCCCTTAAAAAGTGGAGGAGCTACAGTATGCACTATCTCTTGCCAAAGACTTGGTCGTTTAGGGGCAGTTGGAGCAGTTACTGGCTCATATGATGGTTCACCCTGTAGGCGTGGTTCGTCTTGTTTTCCCAAAATCAAATCTTTTAAGTATTGCTCTCCAGGAGAGACCTCATCTTCTGGAGGTATTCCTTCACCATTAGGCATTAAAACCTCACTCTATATATTGATATACCTAGACACTCTAGGTATTGACTTTTCTTTTAAAATATGCTATACTTGGGTTTGTGAAGCTCACTCGAAAAGAGAAAAGCAAACAAACCTTAGGCTAAGTCTGTTCGCTTCACAATTTTTAAATTCCCCTCCCTACCCCTTAATGGAAATTTTATACCTTTTTCTTAATACATCGGGCATACCTTTATAGAGTATGCCCTTATGTGTTACTCCCATCTTTAGCCCTCTTTATTTATAACAGAAAGTTCCTTCGCCGTTGCAATCAGTTGCATCTGCAAACGTTCTCACCATCTAACTGTAGTTATTCTAGGTGCAAAAGCAGATGGGCGTTCACCCCTTGCCCGTGCGCCTCTTGAGTACCATTCCTCTCGAAATCTGGGCTTACCCTTTTTCAACCAATCAGACCACTTCTCTTCCACCTTTTCTGCTTCCCACTCTTCTGCTTCTGTGGGTAAACCAGCCTTGAATCGGCGTAATAATTTAGGATAACTGGCTTCAAACCACTGTCGCCAGGCTTGAGGTTGCAATCCAGCTCTCATCTCCTCAAAGGCTGGCATATAGCGTGGTTCTCTTTCTGCCACTGGTCTAGCTGGCACAGCAGGTGCAAATCGCCATCTTCGCTCCTGTTTCTCTTTTGGTGTAAGTGTGACAAAAAGCTCGCCCTGCAGGTCTTGAGGTGTAGTTTCGGGTAGCATAGCCTTATCAGCATAGTCATAATATAAGTTCAATAATTGACCCTGTTTTTCCTCAAAACTGCGGGGGCTTTCAAGGATAATCCGCTTAAAGTCTTCGTATCGCCGTCTAGCTTCTAAAACACGAGTACGCTGTGCTTCCTGTAAGCCAACCATGCCCTGAGTCTTCCACTCTGAATAAGTTTGCCCCGCTATGACCTGCTCATAATACGGCAAATCTGGTGTTAGACCCTTCTCTTGTAATATCCCACTTGCATTTCGGGCTATCTGCTGCGCCTGTTGAGGTGTGAAAGCACCTGCTACCTGTGCACTATACAAAAATTTAGCTAATCCAGTAGCATACTCCGCAGCAGTCATATCCTTACGCCCTGCTCGGCGTGGAGTAACTTCTGGCGGTTTTTCTTCTTCGGGTGGCGCTCCATAGTAATACGGGTCATAGCCCACAGGATAAGTCATCATAACCTCCCTAACGAAAGGTTAGTTATTTCTGCCCCAGCTTTCCGTCTATCCAGATAATTCTTAAACACTGAATACCAGTAATCCCTTGTACTCATACCCCAGACTGGTAAATTAACCTTCTGATTTGGCTGTTTTGTATTGGGTTGAGGTGGTCTGGGATATTCACCAGGCCTGTGCCTTTTGCGCTGAAAGTGGTAAGGCTCTCTTTCCCTCAGTAAATCTTGTTCCGTCCATTCTCTAAGAGGTGGAAGGGTCATATCCCTGCACCTCCCACTACTTGCTGCTCCTGCATCTCCATGTTATACAGGTCACGAACCAGCTGCGCAGCTTCATCCTCTCGACCTCTAGCCATAAGACCCTTCCAAGCCTTGAGTAAAGCACCTTTTGGACTATTCTCAAAGAGTTCTATGGCTGCTAGGTCACCCAATCCCTTCGGGTCAGGCAGTTTAAGGATATGTTCCTGTATAAATGCATCTGGTAGACCCAATCTCTTGGCCATATCAGCGATTTGGTAGGTGTCAAGCTGAGTCCAAGGTGTTCTGGCAGTAAATTCCACCTTGATTATGTGCGGTTTCTTCAGGTCTACTGGCGTAACCTTCGTTTTGAAGTATTTGTCCTTCTCTAAGGTCTCGACAGTAATTGGCAATTTACCCGCTATGAGCTGCTCTTCCATTAAACGGCAAATATCAGCGTAAAAGTTGTTTAAACCCCTGACCTGAGCGCCGTAAACCTTATCTCGTGCCTCTTGAAGCTCATTTATGGCCGTTCCTGACAGTGGAAAGTCTTTTAACTCACCAAATTCAATGTCTGGCAGTGCCCCTTGCTGTCTCTGTGCATTCAGCCAGCCCATCAGATTGACCAAAGTGGGCGAAATTTCCTTCATGGGCACAGTATCCAGCTTATTCTCATCCATAGGCAGGTTTAAAACGGCCTCAGCCATGTAAGCGGTGGATTTTAGGGTAACCCCACTCTTTTTACGGTAATTTACCAGTGGCTGTTTGGCCAGTAAATTAGCGTGTGTAGCCCAGATAGAGGCTAAATCATTGATTACTTTGGTCAATTCACGGTTTGGAGCAAAAATACTTTCACCATAGCCCTCAATTTCACTTGTTACCTGACTTTTTGTGGTTGTTGAGCTTGTTAAGGGCGGTCTGGTATAGGCTGGTGAAATCAAAATGGGCATAGAGGGTATATTTACAGGCTTTGGCTCTTTCAAAAACGTGTTATTGCAGACAACAGCATTGATTATGCCGTTCTCTTTGTCGTTTTCCCACCAGTCTATGACCTCATTATTGTTAATTTTAGGGATATTTTCAGCACCATGTTCATCTTGAAGACTCTCTTTTGAGCGAAAGTACTTGTAAGCAGCCCACAATAAGCCTCGACTGCCCGTTGCGTAGGTCAACCATCTGGGATCTAGAGGCATAAAGTCAAAGATAACGTTGTTTTGATTATCTTTATAGACCAAAAATCGGCCTGCTCGATATCCTCGAATAGTGCCAAACCAGATTAACTGGTCTCTAAGAGGTGGTAAAAGCATTCTCCTGAGCCGTTCATCAGCTTTTTCAAAGCCAAAATGGAATAATCTCTCTAATTTACCAACATCATCCCTTTTATCCTCACCTTCTTGCTCCGCCATCCTGACTATAATCTGCATTTCAGCAGCAGCAAGTACAGCCTGAACCTTCTCAGCAAAGGTACGGGAAAAATTGGTTACAATTTCTATATCGGTATCACGCTTAACTCTGGCTTTCTTCCGACCAAGCGGAGTGGGAAAGTCGGTATCTAAATTCCAGTGATAGTCGTAATCATTGTCCATACGAGTATGGAGGTCAATGAACTCATCTTCCTTCTGTTTTACCTTAGCAGTTATTACACTGGGGTCTCTTTCCATTAAAGCCCTCCAATCAACTTACCACGCACATACATCTCAGCCTCTCCCTGCGGTTTACTCACCGTTTCAAGAACGGTAGCTACATAACGCAGACAGGCTAAAAGGTGGTATCTGGACTCGTTTTTTATCTTGTTTGTCGGCCTCTTTTCCTCATCTACCACCCACATGCAGTTGGCTATCTGGCCTAATAAGCGGTATAAGTCGTTAAAGATATAGAGCTGATTCCTTTCCATTAAGGCGATAACCCGCTCTATCTGATTACTGACATGCTTGAGGGATGGCGCATAAATCGGCCATCCCTCTGAGGTATACCCCTGCCTTATCTCCTCTTCAGTGGTAACATTACCACCCACCGAATATACGCTACGCCCTGCAATAGTTTTGAAGTTGTCTATGTGTTGTTTAATTGATAGACCACCACCAGGGCAATACTCAGAAAAAACTATATAATCTCCATATCTCAAATGAGATGGAAGTCCATCTGGTATAGGGAACTTAACCTCAGCTACAAACAGGGCTGCTGGATTTGCTGTACCGAAGTCATGCCCAGAATATAAAGGCCATGACTCAGGTATATCAAACCTTTCCAGCTTGCACAACCTTTCATTAAACTTGCCATAGACCAGCCAACTAGTCTCTATCTCTTCATCTTCAGCCAAAATCTCACGCCGATATGCGTCTTGCGACATATCCTTTGAAATTTCCGCTAACGCCTCACGGCTTAATGTTGGGTTCTCAAAAGAAGTGAAATGAAAAGTTTGCCACTTGCCAGATGCGTCTTGCTCGGCCATCTTGAACAGCTTTGAAGCATGGCGAGGGTCTTTGGCCTTACTAATACCCTCATCTCTCAATGACGGCGGGGTAAAGATAAATACAGCGTCCCCATTATTATCAAGTAGCATGGGATGGCCAACTTCAGTCCACGCATCCTCATTCATTAACTGATACTCTTCAAGGATTAATAAATCAGCATAATCACCCCTGAGAGTATTGGCATTCCACGCAGTTTTCGCCTTTATCCTCTGCTCCGTGCCAAGTACTTCAATGTACTTCTCAGTCTCATTCTTCCGCAGTACCTTGCTCTGTATCATCCCCTCTAAAGCCCTGTTAACTTCATACCAGAACTTCGATACCTGCTCAGAGGTCGGCGCAGCATACAAAACACGCTTGGGTCTGGCTTTACCCGTCATCTCACACTGCTCACACCCCACACCCTCACAGGCTATACATGTACCCAGAAAAGCGAGTAAAACCTTTATAGCCGCCCCTACCGTCTTGCCAAACCGCCTCCCAGCTTTGATAACCTGCCTCTTCGCCGTTGACCTTACAAAACTCTCCTGCTGCGGAGAATGACACCTCGGAATCTCTATCTTTACTTTTCCTTCAGTGGTCATAAAGATTACTATACCTTGCCACAAATAAAACAGGGCTGACTTAATACTAGCTGTAACCGCAACCTGTCTCGATGTACGAACTGCCCTATGTAAGCATTGCAATTGGGGAAAAATTCGCTTATGTCCCTGTGAATCCTGACATCCCCATTAACTTTTACTACACCGTCAAGCTCCCCTTTGCCCTGAAAACATCCCGGGTGAACCTTCCGAAATCCACCACCCTCTAACTCCAGGTAATAATCCCCCATTACATACCCTCCAATAGATATATTTCTTCCTTTTTTGTTTCTGTATAAAACTGGAGAGTATATCTACATTGTATTGCCGTCCCCTGCTAAATGTGGTTGGGTGTCTGATGGTGGTAATTGGCTGGTAATGCTCTACAGAAATGGCTGGGTTGCATGCTTCTTGAGTTTGACACGCAACTGTGCTTCCTTGCTGTACGGATGGAAGCTATTAGGTTTGACAACGCTCTCAAGCTCTAGGTTTGACATAGGTTTGACATTTGCCCTATCACGCCTCTTGCGGTCTCTCATTCTAGCCCTACTCAATGGCATTGCTACCCCTTTTAGGTTTGACATCAGAGCATAAAAAGCGACAATCTAACGGCCAACCAGGCTTTTGCTGGCAATTCTAGCCTCAAGTAAACATAATATTTATTGTGCGCCCCACCTATTTAGCCTCAGATTGGGGTAACTCTTTTATATCTTCAGGAGATACATCTATTACCTCCCTGCGGTCAACACGGACAATTTCAAATTGAATCTTGCCTTTGGCCTCCATTGTCGCTCTATCCCGCCTGCCCCACCGCTCAGGATGCCTTCTTTCAAGCATCGTCATGGCAGCTACCCAGTTTTTAGGCGCAGCATCACGTACAATTTTAACAAGCTCCTGTTCAGCCTGAGCTTCAGCTTTTTTTGTGGCTTCCAAGAACGCTGTAAATTTACTTTCCTTATTCTCTTCAAGGTCTCTAACGCCCTGCCTGACCCACTC